ATTCAGGGAAACGTCGGCGCATGGTGTCATCCACCTTGCTCCAGTATTCATCAGTTCCGACATATTGTCTGCCGTACTGTTTCTCAAGTTTTTGATGAAATCCTAATGCTAATGATGTCATCTCCTCGTCCACACCCCACCACGTATTGCGCTCTTGCCACGCAACCGTTTTAGCGTCGAGACGAGAAACTTGTTCGACTGGTTTACTATTTACTTCAATTTCAGGCTCTTGTAAAGAGGGTTTGTAGTCTTTTATGCGCTGAAGTTTAAAATTTACTTCCGATAGTTTGGCTTGCGCCTCTACTATCCTGTCGGAATCTCCGGCCTCGTATGCCTCTTTGTAGGCACGTTTAGCCATTTCCATTTCAAGTTCTGCCGCCCCTTTGGCTGTATCAAGGAAGGATTTCTCCCCCTCTGACAACCTAGATTTCAGGCGTTTATTCTCTTCAATCGCTTGCTGGGCAAGAGTAAGAGCCTCTTGCTGCTCACGAAAAGCAGCCTCTTTGGCTCGGCGCTCATCGTGCCAAACCTTTTTCATCTGCTTTAAGCGAATCTTTACCTTGTCAGAGTAGTCCTCTAACTCGTCTGCCTCTAATTCCTGAACGATTTCCTTGGGAAGCGGCGTTCTATTGCGATCTTCCTCCGGCGTGTCGTCTTCAACTTCTATGTCAACCTCGGGTTTTCCCTTAGCCTCCTTAGTTTCTTGTTGCGGTGCAACAATTTCTTTTTCTTCGCCTTCTATTTCAAACTCAAACTCAGGCTTTCCTTCTGCTTCTTTTGGTAATGGCATGGCTTACTCCTATTTGCGGCTAATTCCACGGGGGTCTTCAACTACACCCTCCACGGAATCATCGTTGATGATGCGGAACTCACGACCATGAATCTTTAGCCGTGTACCTGCGTGGGGGCGCACAAGAATAAAATCCCCCTCCTTACACCAAGGCCCACTTGGGAATCTTGCGGCGTCCTTATAGCAATCTGGCCCCATCTTCACGACAAAAAGGACTGTGGTTAGCAGTTCTTCGTGCTGGAGGGTCATGTCAGACTTAATAATTCCGCTTTCGTACTGCTCCTCGATGTTGGGAATTCCACACAAAATGCGGTATCCCGAGGGATCCGGTAACTGCTTGGCTTTGCGTTCGTCTGTGTCTGGCAGAGTACTTACTTCACCTTCTTCTGTAGCGATGGCGAGTTCAGTCATCGTCTTTTTCCATCCTTTCCTTTGTTTCAATAAGAATATTGTTTGCGATCAGTAAGCCACGGTAAATGCCACAGGCGTATTGATACGCCCCAAAATCTTTGGCCTTACCTAAAACTGCGTCCTGCTCGATTACCTTCATTTCCTCTCGTATCTTGTCTGAAAGATACTTGAGAATGTCATTACTCATTTACTCTCCTTTTTTGGAAGGTTTGTTTGACTGCGAGCGCTTTTCAGCGATTTGCGAACCAAGTCGAATGCCTTCCAACTCCATCTTGGCTTCCAACTCAGCACGATCTTTAGCGGCTTTAGCCCCAACCTGCATTCCTGCAATTTCTTTCTGGGTCTCGATCCGCTTATCTTCCATGTCAAGCCTGTCTGCTTTGTCAGCGGCTTCGACCTGAAGTTTTTTCTCTTTGAGTGCAAGTTCTTGCGCTTTGAGTTGCAACTCTTGCATCTGCATCTGCACCACAGGATCTTGTGCAACCTGTTGTGCCTGTTGCTGTGCTGCTTCAGCCTGATCTTTAGCGAGGAGTTTCTGTGCCCCTGCCGCAGCCAGACGTGACAACTCCACTTCCATCTCCGGCGGTATGGTGTCGTCCGGGTCATTGAGGTGGGGGTATGGAACACCCAGTTGCTCTTCAAGTTGTTTGCGGTACTCGAAGGCAACGTGTTCTTGTAGGTGAGCCGCCATAGCACCCATGATTTGATTTGCCATTGGGCTTTGACCAATCATCTTGGCAATCTTGGGATCTTGTACCGCCGCCATGTGCACTGTGATGTGGGCCGCATGGTCTTGGTAATCAAACGCTTTGACAGGCTTACTATTAATAATGTCCATGTTCTCCGTTACAGGATCCCGTGGTTTCATGTCTTCCTTGTTGGGGACTAACTTAGAAGCGTTCTTGATCCCAAGGACTTCAAGCATCTGCCGGTGCAAATATGGCAGGTCATATAACTGAGGAGCCTGCTGGGCCAACTGCATTACCGCCTGATACTGGACAACCTTCTGCGACATGGTTGCCGCATTGGGGTCACTTACAGGGATAACATAGACCTGATCGTAGTCCGACTTCTTAGCCCGTGGTGGACCTTCTACCGGCTCATACGAGTAATCCTCGGGGGTGTAGTCGCGGATTATGGTCTTAAGAAGTTTGAACTCTTGCTTCATCGAATAGTGAATACGCGCCTGAACAGCACTCATCACTTTCAACGTCCGCTCTAATATAGCCAGCGTCGTACCAACAGGAGACTGGGCACTCATGTCGGATACCTTCAGATCCGCTGCACTAGCGAATCTACGACCTTCTTCAACTATGGTGCCCAATAGGGAATACAACACCTGACTCGGCTCCTTGTATGGGAGCGTCATGATGTTGTCTTTGATCGTACCGGAGGCTACATCTACATCTCGGAATTCCGCCGGAGATATTGGCGTGTCGTCTCCCTTAACCCGCAGACCTTTAGTTTTGAATCCTCCGGGGAGATTCGAGAGAGTGCCAGCGTCAACAAGTTGGCGAATAATAGAAGTGCCAGACTTAGCAAAAGCGCCAATGAGATGAATAAGACCAAAAGCGTAGAAGCCAAATCCCGGGATGTATGAATAATGGACAAAATGATTGCGCTTATGTTTATTCTCATCATCAGGGTTCCAGTTGCGTCGTATCGCTAGGACTGTTTCTGTACCTTTTTCGATAGTAATAACGTAAGGCAGAGCAATACCCGTCGGCTCCCCGTCGTCGTCTTTGTCCTCGTAGCCGGGAAGATCCATGTCAACGTGCATCTCAAGGATCTTGTACCGATCATCGGATGAGGCACGGAAACCCATCTTCTCAGCGATCTTCTTTTCCACCTCATCAAATGAATCAACCGGATCACCAAGTTCTACATCACGATAAAAGCCTGCTACTTGAAGTCTGCGCAGTTCATTTTCTGTCTTACGCATTACGTGTGTCACACGTTCTGCATTCTCTAAATTAGAGGCGCCATACGGCACCACAACGTCCTCAGCGGGGACGAATAGAGACACCTGACGCTCAAGATTAGGGTCGTAGTAGACCTTCTTGAACGCATTACCAGCCAGACCCAAGCCCCACAACATCCGCTCATGCTCAGGTCGATACTCAACCATCACGTCGGTTAGTTGGTAGTTCATGTCGTCTTTAACACGAGTAGCCGCTTCTTTTTTCTCTGGCGTCTCTTTACCAATGATCTGGGTCTTGACCGGTCCCGCCGATGGGAAGGTCTCCATGATTGTCTCGGCTTGGAACTTAACGAGAGCCTCACTTAATAGTGGGTGATGCACGCCACAAGCACCGGGCCAAGGTTCTGTCCGGTCTTCAATCTTCATGCCCAGCAACTCTAGGCCATCTACGTATGTCTGCATCCAGTCCTTGCGACTGGATAAGTCCTCTTCAAACTCACCAATCAGATCGCCGCATAACTGGGTTAACTCATCCTCGTCCATCTCTTCAGCGAGGTTGGCGTTAAAGTCATCTTCAATCTCTACTTCCTCAATCTCTAGTATGGGCTTACCGTCGATGCCAATACGCACAGCCTCGGGATCTTCAATCTCTATCTCAAGAGCAGGCTCGCCCTCCATCTCTTCGAGATTTAGTCCTAGCGGGGCTTGCCCTAGTGCCTTATCAATAGCCATATTCTGTCCTTATCTAAACGCCGGACCTGTAACCCAAAGGGTCGCAGACCTACGAATACCTTTTGTAACCGAAGTTACACGGTGTGGATAAAACGAAGGGAACGCGATTACAGATCCTTTTTCAAGCGGAATCAATTCTTTTTGGATTTGCAACTCACCACCTTCAAATTCTTCAGGGTTATTCAATAAACAAATTACTGTAATTTTTCGATCTAATGGTCGTTTAGAAAGAAGAAACGTATCTATATGCCAATTGTAATGCTGCCCATCTTCATACTCTGCATACTGAATGTTTTCAAGAGAATTCACATCGAAGCCCCAGTCATGGAACTTATTTGCTTGTACCCCAATGTGATACATAACTCCGGTCATCCAGTGGTTCTCTTCTATAAAACGAACCGTTGTATCCCTAACCTCATGGTTTACTAAAATATCAGTACTTACACCCGCATCTATTGGGCTAACCGCCACAAAATCCTTAACTGCCAAATCACACAGCACCTCGGGTATCCCACTTAACATCAGTAGTAGCCCTCAAACTTGCGCCTAAAGTAGCGAGGCTCGTCTTCTTCGTCTAT